ATAAGTACGAAAAACTTATCAAGATTATTCGCAAGCCTGCCATTAAGACGGCATTGCAAAAATTCAGTCTTACTACTGAAAATTACGTTTCAGACCGCTTGACTGTCGAAATGAAAGCCTTGAAGGACGACGAACTGGCAAAACTGGAATACATGGCTATTCAGTCAATCGACGACGCCCATAAATTCCATTACTTCTACATTGCCCAAGGGAATACCAAAGGGGATATCACAACGCTTATCGGTGTTCAATCTGGTATCGAGGAATTACGCAAGACGGTAGTTTACGACAAACGCCCAACGGACCAACGTGCTAGACCGGTTATTGAATGGCTTTTAACCGGGACGAACTGGTCCCCTCGGTTTATTGCTGAAACAAACCCAAAGAGCACTAATTTCTATTACATTTCCACATTTGACGCACTGAAAAAGGTGTGCAAGGTGTGGGGCTTAGAAATGCAGTTCTTTGTTGAAATGAACGGCAGTCAGATTGGCGCTAGATACATTGATTTCAAGCGTAAAATAGGTGAAGCCGTCGGAAAGCGTGTGGTTTATGGGCATAACGCCCTTGAAATTCTGCAAGAGATTGAGAAGACAAACCTATACACTGCCTTGGTAGGGCGTGGAAAAGGGGAACAAGTCAGCTCAGCGGAAGATACTGGAAAAGACGCTGACGGGTACGGGCGTAAAATCAACTTTGAGGAAATTGTCTGGTCGAAAGCCAAAGGGGACCCACTAGACAAGCCCCTTGGTCAGAAATACCTTGAAATTCCAGAAATGACCGCTAAATACGGCATTAAGCAACCAGACGGCAAGATGCGCCCTAAGATTGGCTTTGTCGAGTTTAGCGAGGAAGAAGACAAAAATGAGCTTATCAAGCAGACTTACGAGGCTTTGATTGAGTCATCAAGACCTAAACTGACACTTAAAACGTCAACGGTTTATCTTAAAGGCGTTCAAATCGGTGATACTATCCGAGTAGTCCGACATGACAGGCACCTTGACTACGATACACGTATCTTTGAGATCACGTTCAATCGCTTAAACAACGAATCTAGCGACATCAAGCTAGGGGACCGTGTTAGCGAAAACAACGATGCAAAGGTACAGAGTACCGTCAACAAAGCTCTTGACGAGTTTAAAGCTGGTGAGTTTACTGAGTTTGTCAAGAAACTTCCAGAGTTTATCCCGTCAGCCAATGGTTTTAACCATAATTGGTACACAAGCACTGATCCAACAGAATCGCATCACGGACAAGTTCTAATTAATGACTCTTGGTACAAACCAGACCCAGAACACGAAGGGCACACTATCATGTATCGCTGGACCGGTGAAATGTGGCAAGAGGTATTGAGAACGTGGGACG